TACTTGGATGGATCCTCAACACGCCTCTTTTCATAAAGAATTTTTAGATACATTTACGCATATCTGTAAGCCAATGCAGAAAGATTTTCTTATTCAGGCCGGATTACAGGGTTATTACAATCCACTCTTTGCAAAATTTGTAGCAATAAACATCTCAGATATGAAAAATGACACACCACCAACGACTGATAAGCCAGCCGATGTCAAAATCTACATTGCCAACATTATCAAAAAAGCAGGAATAGATGACAAAGAAAGAGAAACTACTCAAGGCCATCAAAAAAGCACAAGCAGGCTTGGTAAACTTTAGGCACATTCTTTTGACAAACTCAAAAGATGAAGTTGAACCTGCGCCTTTCCATTTCGAATGGTCTGATGATCTTCTTAATGGCACAGAAAATGAAGCTAAAGAGGGATTTAGAGAAAGCGCTAAGACTCAATATGTTATCCGTAGTTTTAATCTCTACGCAATCCAATTTCCTTCCGAGAAATACGATTATATCGTAATCATTAAAAAGAATGCGACACTCGCCAGAAATCTCTTAAGAGAAATCGAGAATGAGGCAAATTCGAATCCCATAATTCAAGCTAATTGTAAACAAGTCTTAGAAGAATCTGGCGAAGTCTATTCAGTAGATAGATATGATGAGAATGGTAATGTTATCAATGTAAGAATAGAAGCCTATGGTAAAGGTGCCTCGATAAGAGGTTTGGCCAATCGCGACAGAAGGCCAAGGATCGTCATTATAGACGATCCTCAAGATGTTGAGGACGCGAAGTCCGAAACAGTCCAGCAAACAGACTGGGATTGGTTCTTATCTGATGTATTATTCTTAGGTCAGCGCTCCAGGATATTTTTAATCGGTAATAACTTAGGCGAGAAATGTATTATCGAAAGAGTATTCGCGAACGCAGAGAGACTAGGATTTAAGACTCAAAAGATAAAGCAGATGAAAGACGGTAAACCTACTTGGCCTGCGAAATATACTATCGAAGAAATAGAAAAAGAGAAAAGGGCTTTCCGGGAAATGGGCAAACTTGATATTTGGCTCAGGGAAAGAATGTGCGAGGCAGTAAGTGCTGAAACAAGGATATTTAACCCAGGTGATTACAAGTATTTTACGGCAGGTGCAGTGAATAAAATAATCCAGAACTGTAATATATTCGCAACGCTTGATCCTGCATCAAGTCCCGATATTAAAAGTTCTTATCGCGCAATAGTGGTGAATGCAGTAAACGAAGATAATCATTGGAATATTGTAGATGTTCAATATGGTCGTTGGGATTCGGCCAAGCTAGTGGATATGATGTTCGAGATGGTTCTCAAGTGGCGTTTCCGAGAGTTCGGAGTTGAAAAAGGCATAGCAAAACAGATTTTAGATCCATTCATCTATAAAGAAATGACTAAGCGCAATGTTCGATTCGATATTATCCCTATCGAACATGCTAAGAAAGGAACCAAGTTAGAGAGAATCAAGATGCTACAACCGCATTTCAAGGCTCATTCGATTTGGTTTCCAGATAAAGCAGAATGGCTTGCTGAAATGGAAGCAGAGTTGGCAGGAGTTACCAAAGATGCAATAAAAAGTCTTTACATAGATTTAGTTGATGCTTTAGCTATGCAGGAACAGATCGCTAAAAGACCTCAATTCTCAAGCGGACAGCACAAGCAACGCGACTTACCCAGGGAAAGCGAAAGCGAATATCCGATACTTACTCATTAAGAAAGGAGTCTAAATGTCATTCTTATTTGGAAGCCCTAAAATAGAAGCACCTGCGCCTGTTCGTCCACCAACTCCGCCACCACCTCCGCCATCAGAACAGAAAGATGTAGACAAGATTAAAGAGGATGAAAAGAAAAAGATTCGCAAGGGCAGGGAAAGACGAGGGACTTTACTCACAGGGCCAAGAGGGATTTTAACTCATCCGCCCACGGAACAGAAAACATTACTTGGTGAATAATGAATATCTCAATAGAGAATCTATTAAAACGATTTGATACGATTAAGTCGAACAGATCCCAATGGGAATCACTTTGGCAGGACTGTGCTGATTATTGTCTACCACAGAAAGCCATCATAACTCAATCAAGAACTCCCGGAACAAAGTTAAAAACCGATATTTATGACTCAACAGCCATTCAATCAACTCAAGTTTTAGCAGCAGGCCTACATAGTTATCTTACTAATCCTACCTCGCGCTGGTTCGCTTTAGAAATGAAAGACAAAGCCTTAATGGATGTCTTTGAGGTGAAGGTTTGGCTTAAGAACTGTGAGGATGCGATATTTGATTATCTCAATACTTCTAATTTTAACCAGATAATCCACGAAGATTATATTAACTTTTCGACTTTCGGCACTTCAACTCTCTATGAAGAACCCGACTTTGAGGATACCATAGCTTTCTTTGCTCGACCCACATCTGAGATCTTTATCTTAGCAAATGATAAAGGACGAATTGATACAGTCTATAGACACTTTACTTATACAGCAAGGCAAGCACACCAGAAATGGGGCGACAATGCTGGTGAGAAGGTCGTCGGGTATATGAACGCAGGTAAAGTCGAGGAAGTTATACCATTCTTACAGATAGTCTTGCCTCGCGAAGAAAGAGATATAAGAAAAAGAGATGCGATAAATATGCCTTTTGCCTCGTTGTATGTTGAGCCAAAAACACAGAAGATTTTATCAGAGGGTGGTTATGAGGAATTTCCATTCTTTATATCAAGATTTTACAAGGTGTCGGATAGCGAATATGCTTATTCTCCAGCTTCAATGGCTATATCAGATATTAAGATGATCAATGCAATGAGCAAAACCAATATTAAGGGCGCACAGAAAGCAATCGATCCACCACTAGTATTGCCTCATGATGGATATTTATTACCGTTTAAGACTACACCCGGCGCAATAAACTATAAGCTCTCTGGCCAGCCCGATGATAAGGTTGAAACCCTAGGAATACCCAGAGATTTCAGCATAAGCTTAGAAATGGAAAACCAGCGTAGGGAAAGTATTAAACGAGCATTCTTTGTGGATCTGTTTTTACTCTTGGCTCAAGAACCAAAAATGACTGCAACAGAGGTAATGCAACGAGTTAATGAAAAAATGCTTATCCTTGGCCCAGTGCTTGGTCGGTTGATGTATGAAAAATTAGATCCGATTATCGTAAGGACATTTGCCATACTCGCAAGGGAAGGAAAATTGCCACTGCCTCCGCAGATCGTAATGGATTCAGATTCAGAATATAAAGTTAAATATATCTCCCCATTAGCTAAAGCACAACGCGCAAGTGAATCAAAATCCATAGTTGATTTAGTTTTAGCTGTAAAAGAGATGGCGGAGATAGACACATCAGTCGTAGATAATATTGATTTTGATAAAACAACCAAAGAGTTGGCAGAAACCTACAACACTCCGTCTGAAATACTACGAAGTGATGAGGAGATTGTAGAAATAAGACAACAAAGGGCGCAGACAGAACAAATGCAAAGAGAAGCCGAATTATTAAAAACTGCCGCGCCGGGAGTAAAGGCAGCAGTTGAAGCCGAAGAAATTATAAGTAAGCCGAAAGGGGGTGAAGTAGTTGCCGGAAAGTCCTGAGAACCAACTAGAGACATTACAGCAAATGAAAAAAGATTATCTTGATACATTCTCAACACCGTCAGGTAAAAAAGTTTTAGCTGACTTAGAAAGGATATGTTTTGTTCACAAGACAACCTGTCCAGCAAATCACAATCCTGTAAAGATGGGATTAAACGAGGGTATGCGCTTCGTGGTCGGAGTGCATATAAGAAACATGATGAACATGGATATTAACCAGTTGCAAAAACTAATCGAAGGAGAAGTATAAAATGATACACGATACCTTTAACCCGAAAAGGATACTTGAAGCCGTGGGAAACGATTTTAGTAAAAGAGTAATGAATGAAAGAGGCGAAGCAGGAACCCCGCTTCCGGAAACATTAACACAAGATCAAGACTTAACAGGCATTACGACAGTCGAAGAATTAGTATCGGGTTATAAAACAGCAAAAGCAGGAAGCACATACTCTGTGCCAGAAGATATTAAGTCAGATCCTATCTTTGAGAAATATAAAACACAGGAAGAACGAGACAGGGCTTTAGTTTCAGCGCAGAAACTCTTAGGCCGAGAGAAACTGCCTATCCCGGCTGATGAAAACGATAAAGACGCCTATGCTCTGATTTATAAGACATTAGGATTACCAGAAAAAGAAGATGGTTATGAGATTCCGACAGATTTGAACATTCCCAAAGAACTGCCCATTGACGAAACATTGCTTGCCGATTTCAAAAAGACAGCACATGGTTTGGGAGTATTACCCCAGCAGTTCAAGGGTCTTTATTCGTGGTATATGGATTCTATGGCTAAAGCATTTAATAAGATGAATGAGGATAAGGTCGCAAGTGCCGAAGAATCAGAAGTAGCACTGCGAACTAAGCATGGCGCTGCTTATCCCCAAGTAATGGCTTTGGCTAAAAAAGTATTCTCAACTTTTGTTGATCCAAAATCTTTGCCTGAATTTGAAAAAGGCTTGGGTAATAACCCAATGATTATTGATTTATTCGCTGGTATAGGCAAGATTCTAAGTGAAGATCAATTATCAGGAACGCCAAAAGGCGGAAGCGAAACGCCAGCTGAGGCTCAGGCAGAAATAAAGAGAATGGAAGCTGATTTGAAAGGTCCGCTTTACGATGCGGCTCATCCTCAACACAAAGAATTTAAGGAAAAAAGAGATAGGCTTTATAGATTGATTACACCAAGTGGTTAAAGGATACGGGATTTATCCCCCAATAACCGCATAGATAAACGGAGACTTTTACCGAGAGGTAAAACCCAAAACCGTAACACCATTGTTAGCCCCCTAAAGGGAAACGCAACAATGTATTAACAATGTTTCTTTAATTAAAAGGAGGTTAACAATGCCTATGTATACCATTGATGCTGCGTTAGTCAAACAGTTTAATTCCAGCGTTGATATTCTATCACAGCAGAAAGGTTCTAGACTAAGAAACGCAGTAAGACTAAAACCTGGAGTCGTGGGCGAAGATACTTATATCGACCAAATTGGTAAGACTTCAGCAGTAAAAAGAACTAGTAGAAACGGCGATACCCCTCTCGTTAACACCGAATGGCAGAGACGCAAGATTGCCATGGTTGACTACGATTGGGCAGATTTAATTGACAAGGCTGATAAGTTAAAGATGCTTGCGGATCCAACTTCTGACTATGTTATAAACGCATCTTATGCTTTAGGTCGCGCATTAGACGATGAGCTTATCACCGAAGCGTTTGGCACAGCATACATCGGAAAAGCGGGTGGAACATCTGAGACTTTTGCATCAGCGAACCAAGTAGCAGTAGCAGCGAGTGGTCTGACACTTAATAAGTTGCTATCAGCTAAAGAAATTCTTGACGACAACGATGTTGATCCAGAAGAACCAAGGTTTGTTGCTGTTAGTTCTAAGCAGATTCAAGACATGCTTAAAATTGACGAGTTCATCAGTGCGGATTACAACACAGTCAAAGCATTAGTCGCAGGGGCAAGGATGCCGTTTGCGTTTATGGGATTTACCTTTATCCCGATTTCTTCTTCATTACTCGATACCGATAGTAATAGTTATCGTCGAGTAATTTGCTGGGCTAAGAATGGATTAGGTCTTGCTATTGGAAAAGACATATCTACAGACATCGGTGTTAGGCGAGATAAAAATATGTCAATCCAAGTTCATGCAACTATTAGCTGCGGTGCGGCAAGAATAGATATGGACAAAGTAGTTGAAATCAAATGCGACGAAACATAAATCTTAATTAGAAGGAGGTAAAGTTATGGCTACTTATTATGGTGTTAATAAGACACTTGCCCGGACTCCGACAGGAAGCAACATCGTCGAATTCGGTCAGATGAAAGGTAAGTTAAGAGTAATGTATGACACCTATGAAGCATCTGCTATCGCAGCTGGTTCAATTATCGAAATGGGTGAGAAACTGCCTAAGAATTGCTATGTAGTTGGTGTTGAGTTAATCACTGACGCATTAGGTTCTGGCGTAACTCTTATAGTTGGTGATTATGAAGATGACAACAGATACATCACAGTAACGACTTGCAACACTGCTAACTTAAGAACTCGTCTCAATGCTATTGATGGCATGGGTTATAAGGTAGACGAGACTACAGATACGGATACTGGAACCGATAGGCAAATCATCATTACAACTGCAGGCGCAACAGCTACAGGAACAATTAAAGTCAAGATAATTTACATGCAGGAGTAAATCAAGGGGGATGAGTTTTCTCGTCCCCTGTTTAAAAGGAGGGAAAGAATGTTTAAGAAAGTATTTTTAATATTACTGGTAGCGGCCTTTGTTTTAGCAGGTGGATCGCCAGTCTTTGCGCAGGCTAGATATGGACTTACACCTAGTAATGTTATCGAGACTGATACTGCATTAGCAGTAGCGGCAGATAGCTGGGTATATGAGCTACATTTATACGCAGACGCATCGAATTCTTCTGCTAGTTTACACGATGTAGCTACTGTTGCAGCTTGCAGTATGGCGAATGCCGTAGATGATATAGGCGAAGCGACTCAATACGACGATACAGTTCATATTCTTGAGAAGCCGGTATTTTTAGATAACGGCGGAACTGTTAAGATGACTACAGGACAGCTTATTATCTTCACGGGGCCGGCACCGACAAATTAACCAGACTGGGGTAGAAATACCCCAGTTTTCTTTTATGGACAGACAAAAACTTTTTAATTGGTCTCTAAAAGCATTTCTGTTTTTGTCTCCTATTTTTTTATTTCGGAATTACTCAGCGGTTGCCGCAAGAAGTATGTTCTTTGTCTTGGGTTCATTTGCGTTATTCGCTATAGCTTTAGGCTTAGAACCAAAGCGCAAGTTTTCCGATAAGTGGGTTTCACTATTATTGATCTTAGCGTTTATTAGAATGTTCTTTGATAATGATAGTAGCTCAGGCGAATGGTTTAATTTCTGGATGTCTTGTGCGGGTTTTATTTATGTATTCTGCGGAGTATTGCTTTTTTATTTAGTTTATACCTACGCAGACCAAGTAAAGAATTACCTAAAGCCGATATTATGCGTATGTATCTTCAATATCTTGCT